TAGATTTCAGCAATCGTCGCGTTCGCTGTCTGTGCCTCCATCTTCCATTGCCGCGCTTCCTGAATGGCATGTTCCAAAGCATCCGTCACCCGCGTTTCAGTGGTCATGTTCGGTACTCCTAGTGGGGGCGGTCAAGCGCGTTTGCGTAGAATCTGGTCCAGCCGATACGCTGCCAGAAGGTGCTCGAACATCCGCCACGCATCGTCCAGTTCGTGATAGTAGTGGTGGGCAAAGTCGCCAAACTCCTTGGCAAACCGGCACAGGTGCGAACCTCCCGTAAGCGGCCTGTCTGGATTGTTCTCGTCCCACAGCACACGGTATGCGGCAAGCTGTAGCAGGTAGTCGGAATAGACCCCGTTGCTAGTTTTCCAGTCAACCAGGCACAGTTTCCCGCCAATCTCACCGATAGCGTCCGGGGTGCCGCCAAACCGATACTTCTCGCTGACCAGATACATTTCCTGCTCGACAATGACGAGGCTGGATTGTGAAGCCCATTCCTCGTACATGTTGTAGGCATTCATAGCCTTGACCCGATCCTCTGGACTCAGATTGATGAAATCCTGAGCCATTGCAGGGTGCTTGCCGTTGATGCTCGCCTCGACCATGCTGTGAGCCGCTGTGCCGATGTCTGCGGCCTTTCCAGACACTTCGTACAGGGAAGTCGGGGCAATGCCTCCGCGCCCCTCTGTGAAGCCGTGCTCGCGTCCTGTGGTGTAGGCCCATTTCATGAGCGCACCTGAGTCCTTGAACCGGCCAATGATTGTCGTGACAGACGGGACTCGCGCCCCGTCCGCCAGCCGATAGCCTTGCTTCGGAGTGGCCATCAGAATATCGGCTCGTCATCAGCGTGCTGTGACTCGTACTGCCTAGCGGCCTTGTCATCGGTCGTTTCAACAGTGTCCGGCTTCAACTGCTCGCCGATCTTCTTTTGCAGCCATTCCGGCAGATTGCTGTATTGCGCCTGATTGTCGGGGGCGTAGTACAACAGTCCGTTTTCCGCCTGCATGGCGGGCAAGCCTTTCGGGACTGCGCCGATATTGGCAATGTTGGAATAGGTCTTGCCGTCTGATTCCGTTTCAACCACGGACAGCATGCAGGCTTTGCCGAGAATGGTCGAAACGTCAAAATCTTCGGCCTCTGCATCCGTGAACTTCCGGCTGCGCCAGCCTTCCAGATGCTTCCGCAGCGTGGCCTTTTCGCTCATGCTGGCCGTGTAGTAGCTGCCAATCGTGATCGGCCCCTCGATTTTCTTGCCGTCCTTCTCGTACTCCACGCGCTCGGCAGGCACCTCAAACCGGACGTAAATCTTATGCTTGGGGTTCGGGTACATCCGACTCCCAGGCTGCAAGCCCACGTCCGCCACCATGTTGCAGACCGCGATATGCGATCCAGCCGGACACCGCTTGAAATCTTCTCCTCCGCCTGACGCCTTGAACTTCATCATGTTCATTTCCTTTCGGTTAGTTGGGTATTAGGGAGCCTGTCCCTGACAGATGCGCGCCTTAGCGGGTCTCGCGCATTAGACCGTCCAGCAAGTCTGAACCCATTTGCTCGCGCGCATAGGATTCATCGGTGTATTCGTCTTGAGCTTCAACAGCAGGAACGTCCAGCCCATCATCCACAAGCACGATCTCGACCCTTCGGCCTGCAAAATGCTTTGGCAGCCATGTCAGCGGCAGGAAAACGCCTTGCGTGGCTGATCGTACTTTGGCGTAAATGGCGCTCATTGTCCGGTTCCTGTAATCGTTAGAGTCAAGCACGCTCAAAGAGGCTGTTGGGACATGCCATAGGGGAAAAGCTCTAGCCCACATGTTCGGTACTGTCCGTCTCGGTCATCATCCTGATAGTCCGATCCATGTTTTTCCTTTCACTATCCTGTAAATGGTTTTCGATGACACGCGGAACTGCTCAGAAATCACGCGTCTAACCACGCCCTTTTCAGCCATACGCTTTATTTCCTCAACCTGATCGTGGTTGAGTTTTGCAAATGGGTTCCGCTCGCCCCTCGTCGTTGTTCCGTTTCCTACCTTGTCTTTCTCGTTTCCTGAGTGGGTGTCCCATCGCAGGTTGGAAAGATCATTGTTTGAGGGGTTGCTATCCCTGTGGCAGCCTTCCATCCCTCTTAATGGCGGGCCAAAGAAAGCCATCAGAACCAGTCTGTGGACGCGCCACCTCCGAGCAATTCCTTCCCTACTCAGCATGACTGCTTTATAGCCACCGGCAACGGTGTGCAAAACAAGAATCTGCCCATCCTCGCGTCTAACTGAGCCGCCACTGCACGTTACCAGCCTATCCAGGGACTTTACTCGACCAAGGCTGGACGCTTGGTAAAAGCCTTCGTAGCCCGGAATGTCTTTCCATGTTTCCATGCCTAATACGTTAAACGATTATGCACCAGTACGCAAGTGATTCTTCACAACACGAAGCCCAAGTTTCGCCAGCAATCCATCTCCTGCATGGGCCTTTCCGTAGTAGACGCGATGCAGGTAAGGGTGGCTGCATCCGATGGCCTTCGCGGCCTTTCTGTAGCTGCCATGCTCGGCCACTAGTTCCGCAATCCTCTCTTCTGGCGTCGTGTACTTGCTCATTTAGGCAACCTCGGGTTGATTTTCGCCTGCACCGTCGCCCGCTCGTCAAACGCGATCCTGGCGCTTTCCTGCCTGATCCGTTCCCTTGCGCGGTATGCGCCTCGCCTGACCTCCCATTCCGCTAGACGGTCCAATGCGGAAGGCTGGCGCGTATCCGTGTTCACCGTGCGGCTAGCCTTCACAACCAGCCACAGGACGGCTATCACGAAGATGGCGGCGGATAGGCCGATCATGGCAGAATCTCCATACGACGACGTGCCAGATGGCGAGCGGCATCCAGAGACAGAGTTGTGCGGAAGAATCCGAACGATAAGATTCCAACGATTCCATCAGCCAGAGCAGAAAATCCGCAGAGCCAATGAAGCATCTGTTCGTTGAAAGTCCTTGTGACGTTGTTTGACTTTCTGATTATGCCGATCATGGGGATTCTCCTGCTCCAGTTCCCTCCTTGAGCAAATTTTCCACCGCGTATTCGGGGACGAAATACCCGATACTCCTCAATTCCAGAAGCCTTAGCGCACAAGAAATTGGCGTAGGGTCGCTGAACGTTTCGCCATCATGCCGAAGCCCAATAGGCCGAAGCGGAATCATATCCAGCGAGCGCATATGGACTTGTCGATACCAGAACGCAGAAATATAAATCCATGCGTGGTAAACGGCGCGTCGAATCTTGCTCGGATAGGCAAACTGCAAAGTCTCCGTGTCATACTTGCATCCAGACCATCTGTGCAGCTTCAAGCTGAAGCTAAAACTAAGCTCTGGAATGGGTTGAACCAAGCGACGCCTTCCAGCGACATGCGTTGTCCAACCGCCGGATACGTCCTCATAAACGTACACGTCTGAGCGCCAATTGCTTGAACTGAACCTGCAATAGCTCATGGCTTCCTCCGTGCGTCATAGGCGGATAGTGCGGCGTCTATTTCGGCAATGTCTGAATCCAGTTCAGGATCAGCAGCAATCCCAGCGGAGCTATATTCTGCTCGCCAATCATCAGCGTGCTTGCGTGACTTCTGCAACGCCTCCGCCATCTGATCCAGCAGCGGGTCGGGGGCGGGTTGGGTGGGGAGCGGCCCGCCATCATCAGCGACATAGCGCCCAGCCGGTTCGCCATACCCGACAAACCATGATCTATCCTTCTGCCCGCTCATCCCAAACCCCCATGCCCAACCGCCAATAGGAGGAATATCCAAACCATCACCAGGATTGATCCGCCGATTGATTCCCAGCGGGATTCGGGTTCGGGGGTCATGGCTTCCATGTCCTTGTTTGAATGTTAAAGTCGCGCATTGACTGGACGCTTGAGCGTAGTGCCGATAGATCGGCGATTCGCGCATCCACCGCCCCGCCCGCTACCGGCTCGGCGGGTTGTGGTGCTGCGGGCTGTGGGGCGGTGTAGAGCGGTAGCGCTTCCCATATCGGTGGATCGCCGTCGTTAAGGCACTCGGCCATTTCGTTTGCTGATCCCGCATCAGCGAATACGCACGCTTCCACGTCCCAGTGAAGCTCGCCGTCACCCTTGTTGCGAATCATCCACGCCACCGCCTCACCCTTCCCGCCCTCAAGCAAGGGGAGTGCGGCGGATAACTCCTTGGCGCGATGGTGTATGTAGGCGCAGGCCGCAGCGAACGCTAGCCTGTTGCCCGGTGCCTTCTCTGGGTATTCGGCCAGTTCCCAAAACGCTGCGGCAATGGCCTCATCACTAACCAGATCAACGCTCATCGGTCGCCCTCCCTCAAAAGTTCAGCCCGCTCAAATTCACACTCGTCCGCCTGCGACCGCGCTGCGTCATCGGCCAACGACTGCGCCTTGTCCTTAACCCGCTGCGACCTCGCGACTTCAGCCTGGAACTGTTCGGAATGGTCGTACAGGAACATCGCGTGTTCGGCCCAGAATGAGGACTGCGCGATCATGTCGAACAGGATGTCGGGATTGTCCTTGACGTAGGCGATCGCCTCGGCAATGTTCTCGTCGCTGGGTTCGTTCCATTGCGGGTCAGGCGGGCTGGTGCGGCGGGCTTCGTTCATGTGGTTCCCCTCGTTGTGTGGGAGAACGATACGCCCCAATTCCCAGCGAGTCAACAACTATTCTAGCGGCAATTAATCTTTCTTCTTGAACCGAATCGTGACGGTCGGGCCGAACTGGCCACGCGCCCAAAGTTCCGCGTCATACGTATTGTCAAACGTGATTTCTTTCGTGTACTTCGCGCCATGATTTTCAACATCAGCGAAAATGCGTCCATCGCTCATGCTTAGCGTAACGATGATCCCCCATCCTGCATAGGGGTCGTAGGTGCTGGCGCTAATGTTGTTCATGTCTGTCTCCGTTGTTGATAGATGTGGGTAGATCAGCGGTTAGCGACAAACCAAGCCCGGACTTTCGGGCTGGACCTATCATCGCTGTCGAGGATCATATCGAGTGTCGAGTTCGCCATCGAGAGCCAATCGGCTTGGCCGCAGGCCCCCTCGTTGACGGTGTCGGAGGCGTTCGTCCTTGCTGAGTCGATGATGCTGGTGATCAGCTCACGGAAGGCCAAGTCCTTGATCGCCCAAGCCGTCTCATCCATGGCATCAAACACAGCTTTCCCGTTCTCCATTGCCCAGTGTGCGTCCTGAGCGATCTCGGCAGGGGTGCGGTCGTCGATGGTAACGGCGTACTTGTGGGCTGAGTTTTTCATGGGTTGCCTTGCTTGTTCGTTGTTTGGTGTAGAGGAAAGATACTCCACAATAACCAGCCCGTCAACAGTTATTTTCAGTTGCATTCCGGTACTGGCTCATGTACGCTCGGCGGATGAGCGAGAAGATAGCATGATCCACTACCACGGAACCCCAGTGAGCGGCACCGGCATTGATGCGGCCCGCTTCCTGTCTGGCAGGCACGGACTTGTCCCGTTCGGTCGCCCTGATAACCTTGGCATCGCGCTTGAGGTTTGCCAGTCCGTAGTTTTGGATAACTCTGCTTTCTCCTTATGGCGAGCTGGCGGCGGTGATGTTGACGTTGCGGGCTATCACGCTTGGGTTCAATCCGTCGCCGGTCATCCGGCACTAGATTGGTGCCTGATCCCCGACAAGATTGATGGGACAGAGGCCGAGAATGTTGATCTCGTCACCTTATGGCTGCGCATGGGCAGCCGTGTCGAAGGCGTCCCGGTATGGCACTTGCACGAATCGCTGGGCTGGCTGGAGTACTTGGTCAGCAACTTCAGGACTGTTGCGTTCGGCAGCTCCGGTGAATGGGCTACACCCGGAACCCCGGATTGGTGGCAAAGAATGGGGGAGGCAATGACGGTGGCTTGCGACGACAAAGGAAGGCCCCGCTGCCGTCTGCATGGGTTGAGGATGCTTGACCCCTCCATATTCAAAGACCTGCCGCTAACCAGCGCCGATAGCACCAATGCGTCCGTGAATGGCGGGAGTATCAACCGCTTCGGAATGTACCCAGCTCCCACATCAGGGCAGCGGGCGGACGTTATTGCTAGCCGAATCGAGGCCCATCAGAGTGCGCCAGTATGGGCTGGACATTCGCATCAGGAGGAAATGTTCGCATGAAAAGTGATACGGTTCTGCCCATTCCAGGCTTAAAGCACGCGGATCGCAAGGCGACGCCTTGGTGCAAAGTTTGTGCCAAGCCGATAGACTGGAAGTTTGAGGGCAGCGAGTTGTGCGCGAAGTGTAGGGAGAAGGAAGATGGCTAGTTTCTATGTTGGGCAGCGGGTGCGGATCAAATGGTCCTTTAGGCACCCTCACCATGTCGGCGCTGTCGGCCGAATATCTGAAGGCCCTTGCGATTATTATGACTTAGACAATTCAGTTTACGAAGGCTACACATTAGACGTTTATGAGGATTTCGGTTTTGAGGCCGATCAACTCGAACCCATCATTAACCCAGACAACGAGATAGGCGACTGGTCCGAACTCGGATTCCACCCCAGCCAGTTTGACCGGGTGAAGGTATGACAGACGAGCGCGGCAAGTATCGTCAGCTACACAATCGGGTCAACAGGATGGCGCGTGATCCTAAGTGGCGAGTCCTGGCGTTCCTGCAATCCTGCATAGCTGAGTGCGATAAGAAGCATTCGCAAGAGGAAATTGCGGCAGCGGCTAGGCACTTGGGGATAAGCATGGAGGCGAAATGCCGAACAGGATTCTGAGGGAGGGGATACTAACCAGTGACCGACTGGAGTCTCTGAATTGGGCCGAGGAAGTGTTCTACCGTCGCCTGATGTCTGTCGTGGATGACTACGGAAGGTACTATTCAAGACCCGCTTTGCTTCGGGCATCGTGCTACCCGTTGCTTTTGACCAAGGTTTCCGACTCGGATATTGAGAAGTGGCTCACCGCTTGCGTGAACGCGGCTCTTATAAGGGTGTATCCGGCTGTGGACGGAAAGAGTTACCTTGAACTTATTGATTTCAAACAACAAGTTCGAGCAACGAAAAGCAAGTTCCCGGACCCGCGCTGCATTTGCATAGCAAGTGCTACGCAACCGGGTAGCATGTGCGAAGCATGTGCGCACTTAGTCGTAGACGTATGCGGAGACGTAGGCGTAGGCGGGAAGGCGCCTCCCCCACCTAAGCCGGTAGAGCGAATAGCATCGAAGCGCCGGATGCCAGAGGGTTTCGCTATCTCGGATTCTGTAAGGGCCTGGGCCGGGACGAAAGGTTATCTTCAACTGGACGAACATCTTGAAGCCTTCCGCCGAAAGGCCGAGGCAAAGGGCTACACCTACGTGGATTGGGATAAGGCGTTCATGGAGGCCATCCGGGAAGATTGGGCCAAGCTGCGCGGAGGTTCATTCGGTGGCGCACCTGCTGGCGAGAAACCCCGCTTCCGCAAGGAGCTTGGTAAGTGACGATTGCCCGCGTACCACCCAACTCGGCTGAAGCTGAACAGAATGTGCTTGGTGCACTGATGATCCAGCCTGATTCCGTCAACGTTATTGCTGAACGCCTTAGCTCGTCGGACTTCTACCAGCGGCGGCACTCTCTGATTTTCGATGCGGTCCTATCTGTTACCGGTGAGGGTAAGCCTTGCGACTTCGTGATCCTTGGCGAATGGCTTGAGCGTAACGGCCATGCCAGAGAGACGGGCGGCGAAGGGTACTTGATTGACCTGATGAACGGGACTGCCAGTGCGGCCAACGTATCGGCCTATGCTGACATCGTGCGCGAACGGTCTATGCGAAGGAAGGTTATCAGTCTGGCGACCTCGCTTGGCGCCGATGCCTACGCGGGGACGGGCCTGACCATAATCGACGACGCTATCGGGGCGCTGATGGCCCTGCAAAAGACCGAGGCCAAGAGCGAGTTCACGCTACGGCAGGCTATGTCTCTGGCCTACAAGGCTGCGCAACAGGCGAAAGAGTTGGGCGGGCGGATTCCAGGCATACCATCCGGGCTGACGGCGCTGGATAACATCCTCGGCGGCTGGCATAACTCCGATCTAGTCGTGATTGGCGCCCGTCCTGCGATGGGCAAGACCGCGCTGCTGCTGAACTTCGCGAACTCAGCTAAGGTTCCATGCGGGATCATTTCAGCCGAGCAGCCAGCGCAGCAGATCGGTGGCAGGATGATGTCGATTGAATCGAAGGTTGATGCTTCCAAGCTGCGGAACGGGGCGCTTGAGTCTGAGGACTTGCAGCAGTTGTCAATGGCCTGCCAAAGGCTTATTGAAACCGATTGCATGATCTATGACCGATCATCCCCGACCATCGCAGACGTGACCCGAATGGCGCGGAAGTGGAAGCAACAGAACGGCATCAAGATTCTGTTCGTGGACTATATCCAGCGAATCGAGGGAACGGACAGGAGTGAGCGTAAGCATGAGCGTATCGGGGAAGTGACGCGGGGCCTGAAGAACCTAGCCCGCGACCTTGAAATCCCGGTTGTCGCCTTGTGCCAAGTGAATCGCGAGGTGGACAAGCGTACCGACTCCCGGCCCAACATGGGCGACATGTCCGACTCGTCTGAAATCGAGAAGGAAGCCGACCAAATCCTGACCTTGTACCGTGACGAGGTTTACAACCAGGATTCTCCAGACATGGGTATCGCGGAACTGAGCGTGGAAAAGAACAGACACGGGCCTGTAGGGTTTGTTAAGTGCGCGTGGCTGGCCGAGTCCATGCGGTTTGCCGATCTAGCCCATGGTTACTGATGTCCTCGATGCGATAAAGGTTGACACAAAGGATCGGGAGGCCGACCGAGAACGCAACCGAAAAGAATTCCCGAAAACTGCGAAGATCATGGATATTTTTGTTGCATCGAAGCCGAGGCTGATATACGCTATTGAGGACGGCAAGCAACTAGGCAAGCCAGACGCGCTATCACTGGCAACTGGGCAGATATGGAGAGGGACTTGGAAATCAGCATCAGAGAAAAGGTAGTTGCGGAATTGCTGGCTAACCCTGCGCGAACTTCGGTTGCTGCCGAGCGTCTTGGGGTTACTCGCGACGTGGTTTGCTGGCACGCAACAAGGGATAAAAGGATTGGCGTAGTCGGCCACGATCCGACCAAGAAGGGGATGACGGCTCAGGTATTCGGGCCAGTTGGGGGCAGTTTCGGGACATTCCCTCGCCAAAAAGGAGAGTGTCCGGACAAGAAAAGCCACAAGGCAAACTGGCCACGCCGGTTATGCCTCGCAACCGAGACGGCGGCAGTTGTGGCCTGTGACGTGAAGCGAATCTTCGGCAGGGCAAATAGGACCAAGGCCGTAACCGTCTACGTCAAGGATGATACGGTGTACGTGACCACGCCGGAAAGGTATTCAGGCGATCTGGTGGGCTGGATCGGCACCTATGTTCCCAGCACGACTCGGCGGGAGATTTTCGAGGATTACACGCATCATCTGGAAAAGAACAAAGTGGAGGCGGCATGAACATTGATTCAGCGGTATCGGCATTAGTAGCTGAAGTTTCCAATCTTGCGCTGCCAGAGAAGGTCGCGGCATTAAACGCAATCCGTCTAGCTATTCATGAGGTCAGCCCGTTCGCATCCGAGCCAGTTGATTGCGTGCAATGGGTGCTGGCCGGAGAGGTTCGCGCCAACGATTATAATCCGAATTCCGTAGCGCCTCCTGAAATGAAGCTGCTAGAGCATTCCATCATGGAGGATGGATACACGCAGCCTATCGTTGCATGGCCTCAAGAGGATGGCTATGAGGTTGTGGACGGCTTCCACCGCAACAGGGTCGGAAAGGAATGCAAGGCTGTCAGCAAGCGAATTCACGGTTATCTTCCAGTTGTCAAGATCAACACCTCACAGTCTGACCTTACGGATCGCATGGCGTCCACGATCCGCCACAACCGCGCCAGGGGCAAGCATCGCGTTGAGTCAATGTCGGACATCGTCATCGAGTTGAAGCGCCGGAACTGGAAGGACGAACGCATATGCAGGGAGCTTGGCATGGACCCTGATGAGGTTTTGCGCCTTTGCCAGATTACCGGGTTGGCTGAACTGTTCTCCGACACGGAATTCTCTAAGGCGTGGGATGTAGAGGGAGAGGTGACGGAAGCGGACTTCCAGGAACTTACGGATGATGTGGATACCTATGGCGAAGAAACCGGAGCTTTTCGGACAGTTAACACGAGCGATGAGGGCCGTATATTCCACACGTTCGACAAGTGGGAATGCTATGCGGCTGGGTTCTACGCAACTATCGCGCCGAACAGGATGAAGAAAGACGCTTGCGAAGAGGCTTACCGCGCCTTCCTGTCCGATCTGGACGCCTTCGCGAAAGCCTTGGCAGGCGTTATCTCAGAGTGGGTTCATTCATGCGAGCATTACCTAACCAATCGTTCGATGAATCGGATTGCATGGCTTGGCCAAGCAGCCATGTGTTACGCAACTGGCATCCCTTCGCAGTACCGAAGCGGGTTCTCTCTTCTTTCTGAGGATCAACAGGATGCCGCTAATCAGGTGGCGCTTGAGTACCTGAACAAGTGGTTGGTTGCCAATGGCCGTGAAGAGGTTTCCATGTCGGAAGCTTATTCCGGCGACCGTCAATCTGACATTTATTGAGAATCCTATGGCTATCAAACGATATCGAGATATGAGCGTGCTTCAGGCAGCCCGCAATCGCATTGCTGAGACGTTCGATTCCGTGGAGCGGATATACGTCGCATTCTCAGGCGGCAAGGATTCCAGCGTCATGTTTCATCTGGTAATGGAAGAGGCCATTCGCAGGAATCAACGCGTGGCCGTTATGTTCATTGACTTCGAGGCTCAATACGCGGAGACAATTTCACACGTTCACGAAATGGTTGATCTGTACCGAGATCATATCGACATGCACTGGGTTTGCATCCCTATGCTGCTGAGAAACGCGGTAACGAATTTTGAGCCACGCTGGACTTGCTGGGATGAAACGAAAAAAGACTTGTGGATTCGCGACAAGCCAGACGGCTGCAAGCTGGCGAAGGATTACCCGTTCGGCCAGGATGGCATGGAGTTTGAAGAGTTCATCGTCTTGTTCGGTGAGTGGTACGGGCAAGGGAAGCGCACGGCAGGGTTCATCGGGATACGCGCCCAAGAAAGCCTGCACCGCTACTGCGCTGTAGCGACGTGGGAAAAGAAAGACCTGATGATGAACAACCGACGATGGACGACAAAGATCGTTGACAACGTCTACAACGTCTATCCAATCTATGACTGGTTAACGGAGGACATCTGGCGCTTCCATGCCGTCCACCCTGACAAGCCGCACAATGAAATCTACGACAAGATGCACATGGCTGGCGTTAAGTTGAGCCAACAAAGACTCTGCCAGCCGTTCGGAGACGATCAGCGCCGTGGATTGTGGCTTTACCATATCCTAGAGCCAGAAACATGGGCAAAGCTGGTTGTTCGGGTCAGCGGGGCAAACTCAGGCTCTCTGTACATCGAGGAGTCCGGGAACATCAACGGCTATCACAAGATCACGAAACCAAACGGCCACACATGGCGCAGCTTCTGCAATATGCTCTTGCAAACTATGCCGAAGAAAACCCGCGACCATTACACAATCAGGTTCAAGAAGTTTATCTATGGCTGGAAGAGTCGGGGATATTCATCGATCCCTGATGAATCCCCGCCCGAACTAGAGTCAAAGTGCTGGGCACCGTCATGGCGACGGATGTGCAAGGTTCTTCTGAGAAACGATCATTGGTGTAAGGGCCTTGGGCAGACGCAGCCGAAAAGCGATGCCTATGCTCGCTATAAGGAAATCAAGAAAGAGCGACGCCTTGCTTTGGCTGAAGCAAAATGACCAAGCCAATCCCCAAGCGGCCAGAGCGTCATGCCTTGCGGGTTATCAAGGGAGGCTTTGCGCCTGCGGACATAGGGACGGCGACGCGGCTGCGTGAGAAGGGGTTGCATGTTGGGGATTTGATATTCGCGCAGTTCAAGAAGCCTCGTAATCCTAGCTTCCACCGGCTTGTCCACGCATTCGGGGAAATCCTCGTTCAGAACATCGAGGCATTCGAGAACATGAACAGCCATAGCGTGCTCAAGCGGTTGCAGATCGAGGGCAACATCGGCTGCGATGAAATGGCCGTGCTATTCCCCGGCATCGGGCCATGCACGTACCGGATTCCGCGCAGCTTATCGTTTGAATCCATGGATGAGAGCGAGTTCAGCGAGGTGTTCAAGGGATTCTGCCGCTACGTGTCGAAGACCTACTGGCCAAGCATGGACCCGGAAGCAATCGAGGAAATGGCGGCTATGTGGGGGAATCAATGAACGTCATCATCGCGGGCGAATGTTCAGGCATCACGCGGGACGCTTTCGCAGCGCGTGGGCACAACGCATGGAGTTGCGACCTGAAGCCCAGTAAGCGTCCTGGCCAGCACTATCAGGGCAGTTGGCTGGATATTGAGTGGTCTGGCTTTGACCTGGCTATCGTGCATCCAGTGTGCACGCACCTATCCGTTTCCGGGGCGCTTCGTTTTGCACAGAAGCGGGCTGATGGCAGGCAGCAGACGGCAATTGCTGACTTCATGTGGCTGGCAACGCAGCCTTTAATAGACAATCCGAGCATCAGACTTTGTGTTGAGCAGCCTATATCCATCATGTCCACGCTGTACCGAAAGCCAGACCAGATCGTGCAGCCTTGGCAGCATGGCCACGACGCGAGCAAAGCCACATGCTACTGGCTGACAAGACTTCCGAAACTTACCCCGACCGGGTTCGTTGCGCCAAGAATCATCGACGGCAAGAAACGCTGGGCCAATCAGACTGATAGCGGGCAGAATCGCTTAGGGCCTTCTGCTGAACGGGCGGCGATTCGGGCGGAAACCTACCAAGGAATAGCGGATGCTATGGCGGATCAGTGGGGGATGCCATCAGAAACGCCTTGCGAGTTCTGCGGCTATCCGTTTGAGCATGACCTACTAGGAAAGTACGGCTGCGCCAACTGTCACGGCGAGGGCTTGGAATGATTGAGCGCAAACGTAACCGCAGCCGTCACACCGCCATGCTTGGCCGAAAGCCTTTCAAGGGCCTGCAAGGCTTCAGGATCACGGATCACAACCGCGATCTGCTTCCCCTTAGCCCTGAATGCCGCTTGACGCTTGGCGCTGGGTTTTGCGGGATTCATGCAACCACCAAGTCAGAAACCAAGTACACGAACGTCGGGACTATGGACCAATCGCGGC